TGAAAGACGGTATAGATGTAATTTATAATGCTGTTGAAAGTAATACTCCGGTTGGCGAGACTGGAAAAATGAAAAAAGAAATTAAAACTAAAGTTAGCAAAGATGATTTTTCAGTAACAGGACAAGTTATTATGGGAGCTTGGTATACTGGCTTTGAGGAATTTGGAACTAGTCAACAAAAACATCATGTAGGTTTCTTTGAAAGGTCTGTAAATAGTTCACAAAATGAAGCTTTAGAAGTATTAGCAAAAGGATTGTTAAAATAGAGGTGGTGCGATGGTTAATATTAAAAAATTAGTAAAAGACACATTGTCTGATGCTGAAATATTGAACTTAACTGCAGATAAAAAAGTATATTTCTTACATGCAAATAACCCTACATCACCTTACATCGAGTATGAGTTTTACGATGAAAATGGTGAAGAGTGGGCTGAAAACAAAGAAATAGCAACCAATTATTATGTACAGGTAGATATATTTAGCAAAACAGATTATACAAATTTAGAAAACAAAATTAAAGAAAAAATGACTAACGCAGGTTTTATGAGGAGTACCAGTGCTGATTTATATGAAAATGACACGCAGTTATTCCATAAAGCCATGCGTTTTTTTATTACATTAAACAATAATTAAAATATAGAAAGAGAGTGATTATTATATGGCTATAATTGGCTTAGAACGACTTTATTATTCAAAAATTACAAAGGACGATAACACAGGTTTAACATTTGAAAAACCTGTTTATTTAGCAGGGGTTAAAGAGATTAAGATTTCTCCAAAAGTTAATACAGAAAAATTATATGCAGAAAATAAACTATGGGAACAAGCAACTAGTTTGGATGATATTGAAGTATCTGTTAATGTAGCAGACTTAACAAATGCACAAACAGCAGATTTATTAGGCGCTACATTAGCAACAGAAGGTGGAGTATTTTCATCATCAAATGACGTAGCTCCATATATTGCATTATTATATAAAGCTAATAAGAGTAATGGAAAAGCTAGATACGGAATTCTTTATAAAGGTGTGATGAATCTACCTGACGATTCAGCGAAAGGGATGGAGGGTAAAACAGATTTCCAAACACCCGAAATGAAGGCAACATTCCAACCATTGCAAAATAACGGAATGTGGAAGTACACAGTGGATGAGGATGACAGTGATGCACCTACAGACTTAGAAACTAAATTCTTTGCAGGAGTAATAGTACCAACTAAGAAAGTTGCTACTACAGTTACACCTTAGAAACAAGTCCTCTTATATTGAGGACTTTTTCTATTTAAAAATATTATGAGGAGTGAGATTATATGGTTTTACAAGATAAGACAAGAAAATTATTGATTGATGATACTGAATATAACTTTAAGATGGTAAACAGAACTATCTTAAAAATAGATTCTAAATACGGTAATTATGGAACTATTCTAGATGGAATTATGAACGGAAAAGAGTTCATGAGTAACGCGCTTAAATTATTAAGTTGTTGTTGCTTAGAAAAAGATTTTGAGGTTGAAGAACTAGCAGATTTATTAACACCTCAGCAATTAAATTATGAAATACCAAGCTTTGTAACAAACTTATACTTTGATTACATGGGAATTAACGATACAAAAAATAATAAAGAAACTAAGAAATCTAAAACAGAAAAAAACTAAATGACCAGTCGGATTTTTTGAATTTTGACTGGCTTTTTTATATTTGTAAAGTACATTTGAATTTTACAAGAAATGAATTCATGGAAAGCACCCACGCTGAAATATATAAAATGTGGATGAATCACATGAAATTCAATGGTTGGGAAATTGATGAAGAAAAAAGTGACAATGAAAACAAATCTAATAAAGAACGTAGAGTTTATATAGACCAAATATCATGCTTATAGGAAGGGGGGAAAAGGAATTGAGTGATTTAGAGAAGCGAATAACAGCAAAAATGGTGCTTGATGATACAGGATATAATGCAAGTATTAAAGGAATAAATAGTAGTTTAAAACAAACTCAATCAGAATTTAAATTAGCTAGTGAAGGATTAAAAACATTTGGAGCTACCAGTGATAAGTTGAAATCAGCTCAGGATGCACTATCTAAACAATTTGACTTACAATCTAAAAAAGTTGATACATATAGACAAGCAATGGAAAAAACTAATAGTAAAATGCAAGAAAACATAACCGAAAGAGATAAGTTAAAAGCTAGCTTAGAAAGTGCTAATGCAAAATATCAAGAAGCAATTCAGTTATATGGAAAAGAAAGTGAACAAGCCAGAAGTGCTAAAGAAGCAGTAGATCAATTAACAACTGAATATAGTAAAAAAGAAAAAGCAATTGAATCTAATGCCAAACAGATACAAAATTATCAAACTAATATGAATAAAGCTGAAACTGAAATGGTTAAAACTCAAGGTGAGCTCAAAAAAATAAATGATGAGTTAGATAAAAGTAATAATAAATGGATTAATGCTAGTAAAGGATTAAAAGAGAGTAGCGATAAGTTAAAAAATTTCGGTGACAAAGCTAATAATGTTGGTAATGGTATATTAAAATTAACAGCACCTTTGACTGCGGCTGGAATAGCAGGTGCTAAATTTAGTATGGACTTCTCTGATGGTATGGCTAAAATATCAACAGTAGCGGATACAACTAATATTTCATTAGATGACCTTGGAAAAGGTGTTATTGATTTAAGTAATATGTCTGGAGAAAGCTTTGAAACTATTCAGGATGGTATGTATGATACTATTTCTTCAGGAGTAGATGCTGGAAAATCTGTAGAGTTTCTTACTACAGCAGTTAAGGCGGCGAAAGGTGGATTTACAGATACTGCAACATCAGTTGATGGATTAACAACAGTATTGAATGCTTATGGACTTAAGACAGAAGAAGTCACTAATATTGCTAATCAAATGTTTATTGCTCAAAATCTAGGAAAAACGACTTTCGGTGAAATGTCTAGCTCTATAGGAAATGTAATTCCAACAACGGCAGCATTAAAAGTAACTACATCAGAGCTATTCAGTTCATTAGCAACATTAACTGCCAATGGTATTAAGACATCTGAAGCAGTTACAGGGCTAAAAGCAGCTTATTCTAATATAGCAAAACCAAGTGATGATGCTGCAAAAATGGCAGAAAAGCTGGGTTTAAAATTTAATGCGGCACATTTACAGAGCGTTGGATGGGGAAAGTTCTTAGAAGAAGTAAAACAAAAAACTAATGGTAATACAGAAGAATTGTATCAATTATTTGGTTCTGTAGAAGCAGTTAACACCGTGCTTACTATGACAAGTGACCAAGGAATGAACTTATTCCAACAAAGTATGGAACAAATGACTAGTAATACAACTGCCCTAGATGAAGCTTTTACAAAAGTAGATGAAACTGCTGGTAATAAAATGCGTAAAAACTTTAATGAATTGAAAAATGCAAGTATTCAATTAGGAGATGCATTAGCACCAGTGATGGCCGAAATAACCAATGTTATAGGTGGGCTAACATCAACTTTAGAAGGTATGGATAAAGAACAACTAAAAACTATTGCAGATGTTGTAATGTTCAGTACTGCACTTGGTGGGATTCTTAAAGTAGTTGGCGGAGTATCTAGTGGAATTGGAACTGTTATGAATGTAGCATCTAAATTATCTGGTGCTTTAGCTACAGGTTTAGGCGGTGCAGTAGTAGCGGCGGCTCCATATATAGCAGTAGCTGGTGCAGTTGCGTTAGCTGGATATGGAATATATAAAGGATTAACTCAAGAAGTTGTACCTTCAGTAGATTTATTTGCAGATAAAGTTCAATATACATCTCAAACTGTGCAAACAGAATATGGAGCTATGACTCAAAATGTTGCAACCAATACAATAAAGATAAGTGAAGCTACTAAAGAAGCAGTAAAATCATATTTAGATATGGATGAAAGTGCAAAGAGTAGTATACAAGATTTGTACATAAATAGCCAAACAATCACAGGTGAAATTGCAACTGACACTAAAGCTAAATTCGATGGTATGACTCAGAGCGTTATACAAGGATATGAAAAGCAAAAGAATGATAGTGTAGCTAAGTTACAAGAATTATTTACACAACAAAATACCATTACCAGTACAGAGCAGACTGAAATCATGCAAAAGGCAACGGAATTTTATACTAATAAAGAGACTCAAACACAGCAATATGAAGATCAAATTAATCAAATAATTCAAAATGCGGCAAACAATCATAGAACTTTAACGAGCCAAGAAGTAACTGACATAGGACAATTACAAAATCAAATGAAAGAAAATGCTGTAAAATCACTTTCTGACAATGAGGTTGAAGCACAGGTTATTTTACAGCGTATGAAGGATTATGATGGAAGAATTACTGCTGAACAGGCAAGTGAGCATATTCAAAAATTAAATGAAAGTAGAGATGGAGCTATTAAAGCGGCTAATGATGAATATGACCAAACTGTTGCAACAATAATTAAACAACGTGATGAGGTAGGTTCTATAACATCAGAGCAAGCTGACAAAATGATAGCAGATGCAACAAAGCAAAGGGATGATACTATTCAAAAGGCACAAGAAACTCGTGATGGAGCGGTTGAGAAAATAAAAGGAATGAATAGTGATCTTGAAAATAGTGTAGATACAAGTACAGGTAAGATATTAACCTGGTGGGATAAATTGAAAAATTGGTGGAGTAGTTGGATTCCATCAAATAAAACATTCTCCTATAATGTAAGTGGAAATGCTTCAGATGTAGATGCATCAGATGCTGATCAATTAACAATTGGAGAACACTGGACGGGTGGAGTTATGGAAAACTCAGGTTTAACTACGCTTCATGAAAGAGGATATGAAGTTTACCAACTTAAGGCGGGCACAAGAATTTATAATCATGATGCAAGTGAAGATTTAGTATTAAAAACTGCTGAAAGTGTAGCTAATAAAGTGGCCAGTAATATTGCACAGAACTCTTATGGTGGTGGAAGTCCTCAGCAAATTAAAATTGAAGTTCCTGTAATTTTAGATGGAAAAGAAATTGCGAGAGTATCAACTCCATATATAAGTAATAATTTGGCATTTAATAACAATAGGAAGGGGTGGTAAAATGTCTTATATATTTTATAACAATGAAGATAGTAGAGACTTAGATTTGATAATAGAGAATATTCCAGTCATACCAGCTTGTAATATCATATACGAAACAATATCAATTGATGGTGGAGAAAATCTTACAAAGATTAAAGGATTTGAAGATATAAGTTT